GGAGCACCAACAAACTCAACAGATGCAGCAACAAAGGCTTATGTAGACTCAGCAACAGAAGGTCTACATATTCATGAGTCTGTAGTTGCAGCAACAACTGCAAACGTAAATCTTGCAAACGCTCTTGAAAATGGCGATACTCTTGACGGAATTACTCTTGCTACTGGCAACCGTATTCTTGTTAAGAATCAGACAACGACATCTGAAAACGGTATTTACGTAGTACAGGCTTCAGGTCAACCAACTCGTGCAACTGACTTTGATACAGCAACAGAAGTTGACTCTGGTGACTTCGTATTCGTATACTCAGGAACAGTAAATGCTAGCACTGGATGGGTACAAACAAATCGTCCAGCAACAATTGGAACAGATCCAATCGTATTTACACAGTTCTCAGGTGCTGGTACATATCTTGCAGGTAATGGATTAACTCTAACTGGTAACACATTTACTATTAATACAGGAGTTACAGTTGATCTAAATACCGCTCAGACACTTACAAACAAGTCAATCAGTGGTTCAACAAACACACTTACAAACATTCCAAACAATGCTTTGTCAAACTCAGCAATTACAATTAACGGAACATCAACATCACTTGGTGGAAGCCGTACACTTGGAACTGATGATATCTCTGAAGGATCTACAAATAAGTACTTCACTGATGAAAGAGCACAAGATGCAGTTGGTAATGCTGTAGGAACTGGTTTATCATATAACGATACATCTGGTGCAATTTCTAACAGTGGTGTAACAGAACTTACTGGAACTTCTAATCAAGTATCAGTATCTGGTTCTACTGGCTCAGTAACACTATCACTACCACAAAACATTCATTCAACCGCAACACCAACATTTAGCGGTGTAACTGTTGGATCTGTAACACTTACAGATGCTTTGCTTGGAACTGCTGCAGCAACTGCTTCAGACTCAGCAACAACAATTGATTCTTGGGCAGTAGCAACATACTCAAGCGCTAAATATATCGTCCAAATGAAAAAAGGATCAGATATTGAAGTAATTGAAGTACTTGTTACAGTTGATGGATCAAACAATGTTTACTTAACAGAATATGCTGATGTAATTAGCAACGCTGTTCTTGGAACAACCAATGCTGTATACAGCGGAGGAAATGTTCTTCTACAGGTTACTGGAACTACAGCAGATACTGTTGTTAAAGTAAGCAAGACTTATATTGAAGCATAATTAAAGAATAGAGGTCGGAAGTGGCAACTACTAATAGAAACTTTAAAGTAAAGCATGGCTTAGATGTAGCCGAAGGCGGTACTTTTGGAGGAACTGTTACAGTTGCCACTCCTACTCAAAACACACACGCAACAACAAAATCTTATGTAGATTCTCTTGTTGGCACAGTTGTTGTTGGATCTGGCGCAACATTTCCAGCATCACCAACAAATGGTCAATTGTTTTATGATACAGAGAGTGATCACCTTTTTGTTTATTATAATTCTGCCTGGAGTTCTATAGCGTTATTACAAGATACTTTAGAACTACAACAACACATTCATGATACTGCAATTGATGGAACTGGATTAATTGTAAGTACTTTCAAAGACGCTGGATATTATGATGAAGCAGGAGATTCAACAGATGCTGGATTTTATAATACAGTTGCATGGGCTGTTACTTGGGATGGCGGAATTGCAATTGATAACTTTAACTAAAAGATGGTATAATACTTAATAATGGAAAGGATGTAATCATGGCAGGTTCAACATTTAACGTACATGCTTCTGCTGCAGAATGGGAAGAACATAATCCTATAATTGCTGCTGGCACAATTGCTTATAATCAGACAACTTTTACATATTGCGTTGGAGATGGATCTACTAGATATTCAGATCTTGACAAAACAATACTAGTTGGTCAAACAATACAAGACATCATATAAGAAGGTGTAATCTATGGCAACCAGAATGCAACAACGCAGAGGTACTGCTTCACAGTGGACATCTGCAAATCCAATATTAAATGCTGGTGAAATGGGATGGGAATCAGATACCAATAAATTCAAGATTGGTGATGGAACAAACCACTGGGCAGACCTAGATTATTTTATTGATCAATCTTCTACAGTCAATCCATCTTTTGGTACAAGCATTGTTTTTGAAGGTGCTACCGCTGACTCTTATGAGACTACCCTTCAAGTAACAGACCCTACAGATGATCGCACAATTACCCTTCCAAACGTAAGTGGTACAGTTATTACAACTGGCAACCTTTCAGATATTACAAATATTGGAGTATTTACTTCAACTATTACAATGGAGGGTTCTAGTGCAGATGACTATGAACTTACCCTTTCTGCAGGAAACCCAACCGCAGATCGCACAATCACTTTTCCAGATGCAACAGGCACAGTTGCATTAACATCAAACATCCCATCAAATACAGATTCACTTTCAGAAGGATCTACAAATAAATATTTTACTGATGAAAGAGCACAAGATGCTATCGGAAATAGCGTTTCTACTGGTCTTTTATACAACGATACAACTGGTGCCATTTATGTGGATTCATCAACAGTTCAACTTCGTATAGCAGACGTTTCCGACACTGAAATTTCATATTTAAATGGAGTAACATCAGCAATTCAAACACAACTTGATGGCAAGTTAGCCCTTTCAGGTGGCACAATGACTGGCGCCATTGCAATGGGAACAAACAAAATCACAGGCCTTGGAACTCCTACAGCAGATGCTGATGCTGCTACAAAAGCATATGTAGATGCTGCAACGGCAGGACTTAACGTTCACGCTGCAGTACAGGCTGCTACAACTGCAAATATTACATTAGCAAGTGCCCTTGAAAATGGCGATACTCTTGATGGAGTTACACTTGCCACTGGAAATCGTGTTTTGGTTAAAAATCAAACAGATAAAACAGAAAACGGTATTTATGTAGTTAAAGCATCTGGTGCTCCAGATCGTGCAGATGACTACAATACAGCAGGAGAAGTAGACGCTGGAGACTTTATATTCGTAGAGGCTGGAACTGCTAATGGCAAAACAGGCTACGTACAAACCAATGTAATTACAACTGTTGGCTCAGATAATATTGAGTTTACTCAGTTCTCTGGTGCAGGAACATATACCGCAGGAAATGGTTTAACACTAACTGGCTCATCATTTTCAATTGATACAACAATTACACAAACTCGTGTAGCAGATGTTTCTGATACTGAAATTTCATATTTAAATGGGGTAACATCAGCAATTCAAACACAGTTAGACTCTAAACTTGCCTCAGCAACAGCATCATCAACATATGCTCCACTTGCCTCTCCAACCTTTACTGGAACTGTAACAATTCCAAATGGGGCAGGTCTAGGAACTCCAACAACATTAACTCTTACAAATGCTACAGGACTTCCAGTAAGTGGAATTACATCATCAACTTCTACGGCGTTAGGCTTAGGAAGTATTGAACTAGGACATGCTTCAGACACCACAATTGCTAGAGGTAGTGCAGGAGTAGTAACTATTGAAGGTGTTAATGTTGTAACAACCTCTTCAACAGATACTCTTACAAATAAAACACTGTCTAGCGCATTGGCAACAACAGCACTTACCCTTAATGCTACAGCAGAATTAAGGTTTGCAGACACAGATTCAAGTCATTATGTTGGTTTTAAATCTCCAGGAACTGTTACAACAAATAAAGTTTGGACACTTCCTTCAGCAGACGGAACAGCAGGGCAAGCATTGTCAACAGATGGCTCTGGAAACTTATCTTGGGCAACATCAGGTGGCGGAGCAGCATTTAGCGAATTAATGTTGATTGGTGCATAGTACTTTATAAAATACAAAGCACTAACTCTAAACTAGAGATTAACACGCCTTAAACAAGCGTGTTTTTCTTTTTAAACTATGATATACTTAGGAACTACTTTGGATTTTACAAAGTACTTACAATATTTTAATAGAAAGTTGGAACATAAATGTCAGATATTTTTTCTTTTCGTTTAACAGATGAATTCATAAACAAATATGTTGGAGTATCAGCACCTTTTGGTTTTACAGATGCAGGCTCTAATTCGTTAGGTGAAATCACTTTTATACGAACCTATTCTCGCATGAAAGAAGACGGTACAAAGGAAAGATGGCATGAGGTTTGCAAGCGGGTAATTGAAGGAATGTACTCAGTACAAAAAAATCACGCCAAAGATAACCGTTTACCTTGGAATGATAATAAGGCACAAAAGTCTGCCCAAGAAGCCTATGACAGAATGTTTAACTTAAAATGGACTCCTCCAGGTCGTGGTTTGTGGGCATTTGGAACCCCCATGACTATGGAAAAACGTAACTCTGCCTCCCTGCAAAATTGTGCCATGGTCTCTACTCGTGATATTGATCGTAATGATCCAGGAGCCTTATTCGCATGGGTAATGGATGCCTTAATGCTAGGTATAGGTGTAGGGTTTGACACTATTGGTCAAGACAAAGAAATGCCTATCTATGCCCCAACAGAACCAGAAAATATATGGGAAATTCCAGATACTCGTGAAGGCTGGGTAGATTCTGTAAGAATGCTTTTAAACTCATACCTGCGCCCTAATCAGGCTATACAGAAGTTTAACTATGACCTTATCCGTCCTCTAGGTGCCCCTATAAAAGGCTTTGGAGGGGTTGCTAGCGGTCCAGCACCACTAATTGCACTACATAACAAGATAGACGCAGTTATTGGCGGTAGATCAGGAGAAAAACTTGATTCTCGTGCAATCGTAGATATTGTTAACCTTATTGGCACATGTGTTGTTTCTGGAAATGTTCGTCGTTCTGCTACCTTGGCTTTAGGACTACCAGAAGATAAAGATTTTATTAATTTAAAAAATGCAGAGGTTTTTCCAGATAGAAACTCTTTTGATTCAAAAAATCCAGGATGGGCATGGATGTCTAATAATTCTATTGCTGCAGAGGTTGGAACAAAGTATGAAGATTATGTTGATTTAATTGCAGATAATGGTGAGCCAGGATTTATTTGGCTAGACGTTGCTAGAGATTATGGAAGACTAGCAGATCCTGCAGACTATAAAGATTCTCGTGTTATGGGATTCAATCCTTGCGCTGAACAACCTTTAGAAAGTTATGAACTATGCACTCTCGTAGAAGTTCATTTAAATCGTCATGAAGACAGAGAAGACTTTCTTCGTACACTAAAGTTTGCATATCTATATGGTAAGACTGTTACATTAATGCCTACACATTGGCAAACCACAAATGGAATTATGCAACGTAATCGTCGCATTGGAACATCTCTAACTGGTATTGCATCATTTGCAGATACAAAAGGTATGCCAGTAATTCGTGAGTGGATGGACGAAGGGTATAAAAAAATTCGTTCATACGATCATTCATACTCAGAGTGGCTATGTGTACGTGAATCAATTCGTGTAACTACCGTCAAACCTTCTGGCTCTGTGTCATTACTTTCTGGTGCAACTCCTGGAGTTCATTGGGGTCCTGGAGGAGCATTCTATCTTCGTGCTATTAGGTTTGGAAACACAGATCCAATGATTCATTTGTTTAAAGCAGCAGGGTATAAAATTGAAGATGACGTAGTATCAGCAAATACTTCAGTAGTATATTTCCCAGTAGCATCTGGACATCCAAGATCTGAGAAGGATGTAAGTCTTTTTGAAAAGATTGGTTTGGCTGCTACCGCTCAAAAGTATTGGTCTGATAATGGTGTATCTGTAACTCTTTCATTTGACAAAGAATCAGAGTCTAAGCATATTGCTCCAGCACTTCATATGTACGAAGGGCAGTTAAAGGCAGTATCATTTTTACCAATGGGCAACCAGACATATCCACAACAGCCATATACTCAGATAACAAGAGAAGAGTATAACTCATATGTTGGCACAATTGGCAAAATTGATTGGTCTGCTATTTATGATGGTAAAGATAATCTTGATGCAGAGTCTGAAAAATACTGTTCAACAGACGCATGTGAGATTAAATTATATTAGTTCGCATCCTGCTATAATAAGGGGATAGGAGAAATATGTCTACCCCATCAAATTTGTATGCAGAAAAAATATATTCAGAGCATCCGCTAGTTTTGTGGGCATTAGACGATACACTTGACTATAAAAGTTTAATTTCTGAGTCAAATCGTGAAATCCATAATTCTTGGACAGTAACAAATGCAACCGCAACTTTAGAATCTTCTTCACTAAAAGAACCATTTCCAAATAGTATTTTATCATTAATTGAAGTTGATGTTCCAATATCAGAAACACTTGAAGCATCAATAATTAGTCCAAATATTTTAAATTTTAATACGCTTGAAAATCTTGGAACTTTTACGGTAGGATCATATTTTTATTCAAATAGCGTTTTTTTGCAAAATGTTTCTATAGGATATGAATATACTGACCCAGATACGTCTACAATAGTACAAAACTTAAAAACATTTACAAGCACACTTTATCAAAAATGGGGATTTATTTCTGAAACTTTTGAAATACCAAATGTATCAGCACAATTAAGAATTATTTTTAAAATAAAAGTATTTGAAGGATCTGCAGGGCCACAGGATAATCAATTTTATTTTAATGGAATTACTTTGGGACAATGGAATGAAGAGTTTAATACATACTCTTTAAATGGAATAATAGAAACTACGGTTCCATCAACAATAAGTATTTATGGCGGTTTAGATGCCGTAGAGGCACAGGCATATGGAATTGCAGAAGATTCTGGATATTATATTACAGAGGGTGGACTAAAATGTAAAAATACAGGAATTCCATTAGTTTATGGGGCAAGCGGGGCAACAAGACTAGAGCCAAGCACAGATGCATCTTTAATAATTCCAGGCAAAGGATTTTTAAATAAAAAAGGACAGTATAACGAATATACAGTTGAATTTTGGGCAAGAATAGCGGTAAATACTTCAGTGCCATTTAAGATTTTTGGACCAATTGGATCTAGTGATGGACTATATGTTGAAGATGGATTTTTAACATTAGTTATTGGTAATCAATTTGCTTCTCATTTCGTTGGCGAATGGTTTCGGCCAATGCTTATTCATATTCGTTTAATCAGAAACTCAGCATCACTATTGGTAAATGGGGAAGAAGTATTATCTTTGTCATTAGATACAGATAATCTTTCTTTACCAGACGAACTTGACAACAATGGAGATAATCAAGACTGGCTAGGATTTTATGCAGATACTAATGTATACCCTTTTGAGATTGACTGTGTTGCAATTTATTCATATCAAATTCCAGTCACAGTAGCAAAACGTAGATGGGTGTATGGACAGGGTGTTATCTCTCCAGAAGGCATTAACGCAGCATATGGAGGAACAACCGCATTCGTAGATTACCCATTTGCTAACTATACAGCAAACTACAACTATCCAGACTTTGCAGGATGGAATCAGGGAAGTTTTGATAACTTAACAACAACTACAACAAGTTTAAGAACGCCAGAATATTCATTACCTGAAATATTTTTAGATGGAAAAACATTAGAAGAGTTATATGAAGACAATCAGAACATACAGGATAATGAATCTGGACCATTTATTGAAAACAAGTTTTTGTCTTTTAGGCCAAACAACACTTGGAATTCCAAAAATACCTATATTAATTTTAATAAATTTAATGTTTTAGCAAATCAGGTTGATAGTTTTTATGGTGTTCTTAGTTCCCACGATCTTGTTTCGGAACAAACACTGTTTAAAATATATAATCCTATAACTGGAAATTATTTTTCTATTGTCAAAGATGCTGATGAAATTAAATATTATTTAACCTATAGTGGAAATACTGACTTATTGTTTACATCAGATCCAATTACAGCAAACACTATTTTTGCAGTGGGCTTTAATTTAAGAGATTTATCTGATAATTTTGGCGGAAGCGTAGGATCTTTTTTTGGAAATCAAAATTCTTTAAAAATGTATGTCGGTGGTGAAAATTCTGGACAGCATTCATTTACTGGAAGAATATATTCTGTTGGTATTTGTAGCACAAACAATTCTTCAAAAATATCAAATAATTTTGATGAAAATGGGATTATTATTCTAGATCACGGATCAACATTGATTTCTCATACAGCAAGTTATACACTCCTACCTTCCGAAGCATATGAAAAATACTTTTTAGATATAGGTGTCGCTGGATATTGGCAAGATTATTTACCACTTTCCTATTTTGGACAATTTGTAAAAAATAAAGATGGCGAAGAATATTATGATTTAGATTTTTTACAGTTTAACTTAGGATATCCAACAACAACAACATTAATAGAAGAGTCTGGCAGCACTGGATACTACTATGATACAACTGGAGCACAAATAAAAAGTTATATTACTTTTCAATATGTTTCTAATGGGGCAAATATTACAACGTCTTTTGCAAATGAACAAACTTTAAATCAGTATAAAATTCTTGATATAAATAGTTATGAAAATTGGGAAACTACAAGATTTGAAGTTTTAAACAATACATTAATTTATCCTATTAAAACAGAAGATTTTAATAGTCTTGCTATTGTTTATAGCCTTGAGTTCAATAGTCGTGGTATTTTAACTAAACCAATATTATTGAATAAGTTACAATTAGCGTCACAGGCATTTAATAATAATTCATCTAATCCAGTTGGAACAAGATTTGGCGTAGATTTATTTCCATACAAGAAAAATGGTATATATTTTGATTATAAATCAAAAAATCCATTTAGTATCTATAAAGAAAGCACTCCATATCTGTATTTAACTAAAACTTCTGGATTGGAAGTACGTGGAGAATTTAACATTTTAGAAAGTCGTGGATTATCTCTTCCTATTAATAAAGAATTAGCAACTTCATACAAGGTGAGTGCTATGCAATTATGGTTAAGATATGATCAAGATACTTTTCCAGAAACTGCTACAGAAATATTTGAAATTAATCATAAAGACGGTATACTAAAATTTTATATACAGGCTAACAGCACTGATCTAAATAGGGGAAAGGTTTTTGTTTTAAATGAAAATGGGGTTCCAGTTAATGGAATTGCCTTTTATTTAAATGGAAATCTTGTAAGAGAGCCAGTTTTATCACTTAAAGAGTGGTCTGCTATTGGCATATCTTTTATAACATCGCTTGTTTACAACTCATACCTAGGTAGTATAAATATCACTGGACCAGCCCTATTTAACAATATTGCTTATTATCAGGCAAATAGTTTACAAGAGGTTGAAAGTAGAACATTTAGACCTTGGTATAAAGTATTAACGGATGGAATTACTACTTTTGACTGGCAATACTGGCTAAATAACTTTACTTGGGACGGCATGTTAGTCATAGGTTCTTCAGAATTTTATGGAATTAATCCATTAGATATTTATAAAACATATATAGGAACTAATAAGATTATTATTGATGACGGAGAGGGATTTGTGTATCAGCCTGAAATATTAAAGGTCTATTCAGGTATAGAATGGTCAAGCACTGTCGCTACACCAGTATAGTCTGATATACTTATGGTTATGGAATCACTAATTAACCCAAAAACTGGTCAACCCTATGTAAAAAATGTTCGTCGTAAGGTAATAGATAAGCATTATGACTGGGGTCTTTATGTTTATAAAAAATCTAATGGTAAATGGTTTACTGATGATACTGGTTCAATTTTAAATATTCCCTCAGATCGTGGCGACTTATCTAAGATTGCAGAACTAAGAAAGGCTGCTATGCATTATGGCGATGATGGAGAAGGCAAGGCAGTTTTTGTTCCTGGACTTACAAGAATTAGTGAAGAAGAATACTCTGAACAAAAAGAAAGAATGAGAGAGGGATTGATCCCTTCAATGAATGACTTGGGCGCCTGGCATGCAGCACAACAAACATTAGATAAATATGGAAAGGATGCTGTAAATGAGTGACGAACAAGAATACATTCGTGTAGGTCTTAATACACAAAATAAGGAAGAAAATCCTTTTAAGCATCAAGATCCATTTAATAAAAGTTGGGATGATTTAAAAGACTATGCTGGATTAGATCAAAACTTTCGTCGCAGAACAACTCGTAATCTTTCAAAATATATTAGTCCAGAAACAAACCAAGGATATTTAAATGCAGCAAATGTTACGCCTTCAGGAGTAGACGCAAGTTCAAAACAAATTAATCCTGGCACGGTATACAGAAATGGTTACGGACTATTTGACGTAATTACTCCTCCATACAATATGTATGAGTTAGCCAACTTTTATGACACATCATTTGCTAACCATGCTGCTATTGATGCTAAGGTAGAAAACGTTGTTGGTCTTGGTTACCGCTTTGATATTTCAGATAGAACTATGCTAAGGTTTGAAATGAATGAAGATCAAGCAGCAGTAGATCGTGCTCGTAATCGGATTGAAAGAGCAAAGATACAACTACGTGATTGGCTAGAAAGTTTAAATGATGATGATAGTTTTACAAAAACTATGGAAAAGGTTTACACAGATCTTCAAGCAACTGGCAATGGATTTATTGAAGTAGGTAGAACTGTGGCTGGAGATATTGGATATGTTGGACATATTCCAGCAACCACTGTCCGTGTGCGTCGCTTACGTGATGGATTTATTCAAATTATTGGTCAAAAGGTAGTTTACTTTAGAAACTTTGGAGCAAAAAATCCAAACCCTATGGGCACAGACCCAAGACCAAATGAAATTATTCATCTTAAGGAATATTCTCCTTTAAATACATTTTATGGTATTCCAGATATTGTTGCAGCAATGCCATCTTTAATTGGAGACCAATTAGCATCTCAATACAATATTGATTACTTTGAAAATAAAGCAGTTCCAAGATACGTAGTAACTTTAAAAGGTGCAAAACTATCAGGTGACGCTGAAGACAAGATGTTTAGATTTTTACAGACTGGACTTAAGGCTCAGTCACACAGAACACTTTATATCCCACTTCCTGGAGACAGTGATGGTAATAAGGTTGAGTTTAAGATGGAGCCAATTGAAAACGGAATTCAAGATGGATCATTTAAAGAGTATCGTAAGCAAAACCGTGATGATATTCTAATTGCCCACCAAGTTCCTATCTCAAAATTAGGTGGTGCAGATTCTGCAGGCACAGCAGCAGCGATTTCTCAAGATCGCACATTTAAAGAACAGGTATCTCGTCCAGCACAAAGACATTTAGAAAAAATTGTAAATAAAATTATTAGAGAAAAAACAGACATTCTTGAACTTAGATTTAATGAATTAACATTAACCGATGAAATTGCACAGTCTCAAATTCTTGAGAGATATGTAAAGACTCAAGTGATGACTCCAAACGAGGCTCGTGAAAAGTTAGATCTTCCACAAAGAGCCGATGGCGATGAACCATTTGTAATGTCTCCACGTCAAGCAACTGACTCAAGGGCAAACTTGGCAGGGAATCGTCAAAGAGATGCAGAAAGAACAAATAACAATTCTGATTCAACAACTACTATTTCTGGACGCAATCCACAGGGTGAAGGTAGATCGTCTCAATAGTTGAGAAAACTATATAAAGCGGTGCTATAATTATAACGTTATGTTAATAAACAAGGCTCATTGGGAAACTAAAGG